CAAATCCACCTTGTCGATATCTTAACACAGCTTGGGTCATAGAATCAACATAGTCATCGTATTGTCCATTAGGAAACGCTGCACACTCTTCAATTACTTCTTGTGCCCAGTGTTCATCTAACGGTGCAAATACCATACCAGACTCAAATACAGGTGAACAGCTATTTATTCTAGTATGCTTGTCCCTTCCTCTTGATGGTACAAAATCTATTACAGGAATTCCTGCACGTCTAAGCTCATGTATTAGGGGTTGTCCTGAAGCTTTAGCTTCAATAATTACGGTCTCCGGTTCCCAGTAATGATATTGCTCTAATGCAACATTTTTAAGATCTGGAAAGTCATACCTACCTTTGTGAGCATCTAAAAGTATTATTGCTTTTTCGTAACCATCTACCGGTTCAAAGATACCCCAGGTGGTAATAGCAGAATAGTCAGCAGATTCTTTTTTAGAAAATGCTGTATCATAAGATTGTATTACATGTAGTAATTTTGGAAGATGTTCTTTATCCCAGTCTTGCCACCATTCTCTTTTAATGATTGCACCTTCTTCTGAGGTTGGGTCTTGCATATACTGTGCATTCCAGTTCTTAACTGAGATAGAAGCTTTGACACCGTCTAGGTCTTCTTTTGACCAATACTCAGGCCACACAGGTTTATCGTCTTCTAGAATTGCAGGAAAAGAAATTACTTTCCATTGATCTGATTTAATACCAGATTGTGCTCGGATGAGCCTTCCTGTTAAATCATCGGTAGCCCAACGAGTCATTACAACTAAGATCCTACCTCCTGGTTGTAAACGTTGTCTGGGTCCTGAACTGTACCATTCATAAGCACGTTCCATAGCTGAATCAGACATTGAGTCTTGCTCAGTATGTGGGTCATCAATAATAAGCAAATCGGCCCCTCGACCTGTGATAGATCCGCCAACACCCGCTGCAAAGTATTCACCACCATGATTGGTTTCCCACCTGCCTTTTGCTTTACTGTCTTCTCTTAAAGTAACATTACCAAAAACTTCTTTATATTCTTTAGTAGCCATAAGGTTACGAACCTTACTACCGAACCTTGATGCAAGTTCAGCGTTGTGTGAAACCTGCATAATTTTTTTCTTTGGATACTTTCCGATATACCAAGCAGGGAATAAATAAGATGCAAATTCTGATTTAGTATGTCTAGGAGGCATATTAATGATGAGCCTCTTTGCATCACCATCTGCTATATCATGAAAAGCTTCAGCAATAATTTGATGGTGCCCCTTATTTTTTGGGTCCTTCCTACAAATAAAATCTTCCCACATTGCCTCAACGAAAACTAAAAAATTATCTTGGCATAACTTGATCCACTCTAATTGTTTTTTGAGGATAATATCTTTTATTTCTTCTTCTGTAAGGTTTTCAATATTCATACCGTTTGGGACCCTAGTATATGAATGTATTATGCTTTGTAAACCTCTTTCGCCAAAAAACCCAGCCAGGCAACGCGAACCCTGATGGCATAAAAATTAAAAGTAGTTTTGTAAGTGTAATGAGCCTTGTAGTAGGTACAGGCTAGATACACCAATGGCGCGTAGTATAACGCGCCATTGGTAAGTGTTAATTATTCTGTGTTGTGTATTGCTTGAACAAGTGTACTAAACTTTTTAAGTACATTGTCTTTGAACTCATCTACAACAGGGTTACCAACATTCTCAAGTATATGCTTTTCACATTCGCCCATTAATAGTTGAAACATGATCTCATAGTTGAGTTGTTTTTTCTGTCCATTGTCCACCACCATGTCAGCAAGTGAAGTAGGTGCATTAGAGTTTAACTTCTCACTCAATACATTAGCTATGTTAATCAAATCATTATTGGGCATTTGATACCTCGCCAATAGCCTTATA